TTTTGAAGTAAAACGTACAGAATCACTACGTGATTCGAAACGTTTTCTAGATTCAACACCTAGGATTTCCGCAGGAAATCCGGTGTTGAATGACTTTAAAGATGATAAAAATAAAAATATTTGTTTTCATTGGACTAATTTACAACCACTTTGTGCATTTGAAAATCGACAAAAATCAGACAAACTAGAATTACATCACTACTTTAATAACATTATTAATGTTAATCGATTTAATATGAAATATAAACAATTTTTAGGGTACCAAACAATAGACGAAAGTTTATTGTGGCTGAAGAAAAAAGACTTCAGGTATGGTAAAAATCTCACGTATGAAGGTGTGAAAACATCTGAAATTGGCAATCAGCAGCCGAGTCTCTAAATCCACTATGATTAGGATAAGAGGAAGGTTCAACGACTAAATGGTTATGGGTTTGAGAAGATTAATCATCTTCAATGATAACTTAAGATATAGTCTACTCCCTGGCTACCGTTCTCATTTAATAAAGGTTAATTATTTTGAGAATGCCAATAAATATCCCGAAAGGGAGGGTAATTGTGATGTACAGTATCACGAAGTAAAAATCAACCTTGATATTCGTCCGATAGGAGAGGTGTTGTGGGCCGTCAAGTCCCTTTCCTCCACAGGTGGAACCGGAACTGTGTCTGTTCCCCAGGCTTACCAACAATCTCTTGTGGCCGCATCCCTTTACGTCGACTATGTGTTCTTGGACACGGATGAACGTAGAAAGATGGCCCAAAACCCCCACGAATATCTTATTGAGCAGGTGCAATTTACCGGCGATGAGTCCGTGGGAAGTAGCTCGAACAAGATTAAGCTAAACTTCAACCACCCTTGCAAAGAGCTCATCTGGGTTGTGCAGCCAGATGCCAACGTCGATTATTGCGCATCCTTGGACAACACTCAAGTGCTCTTCAAGACCCTTGGAGCCCAACCCTTCAACTACACGGACGCCATCGATGCTCTTCCCCCCGCAATCCACGCTTTCGGTGGCCCTGCCGAGACTTCCGGATCCAACAACTTCATCAACACCTCCGGACTCTTCGAGATGGCTGGTGCGACTGATATCAACTCCACTTCCGCTCAAGATTGGTCATCAAATGCTACCGCCACCGGTGCCAACTTCACCCCCTTCACGGATGGTGTTATCCCCACCGGTTCCGGTGTGTCTGATGCCGGCACTTTCGTGCTTGCCCAAACCGCCATCGATATGCATTGTTGGGGTGAGAACCCTGTTGTCACTGCCAAGTTGCAACTCAATGGCCAAGACCGATTCTCTGAACGTGAAGGGTCTTACTTCGACACCGTTCAACCCTTCCAACACCACACCCGCGCACCCGACACTGGAATTAACGTATATTCATTTGCCTTGCGCCCAGAAGAGCATCAACCTTCCGGATCTTGTAATTTCTCGCGAATTGATAACGCCGTGCTGCAATTGGTGCTCTCATCCGGAACAGTTCAAGGAACTGCCACCGCTAAGGTCCGTGTATACGCAGTAAATTACAATGTTTTACGCGTTATGTCTGGAATGGCGGGAGTCGCGTATTCCAATTAAAAAGCGTAATGTGTGGATACTTTCATTTAGGAAAATATTTGTCTGTTGTTTTTTGTGAAAAATTGAAAATATATTATATATAATTATATATAATATACCGTCATCATGGAATATCATCATTATCATAATATAGTTTCGGCACAATATCAAGTGGTTGAGTATATCAGAGGTCATTTTGTAAAAAACAAGGATTCTTTTGTAGAAAAGAACCCAATATGGGTTGTTAATCATAATGAAAATGAATTGTTACTCATGTTCATCGAGCCAAATATTTTATGTAAATTATGTCGTGAATCTTATCAAAAAATACTTGATTTTGAAAAAAAGCATAAAAATGAAGCCAAGTTTTCTTGGACAAAAAAAGACAAACATAACTACCATGTAAAATATATACGAGCAAATTTCAATAATACAGCAATTTATATTCATCAAGTCATTATGGATTGGTATGGGCATGGTAGTGGAACTGCCGAATTATCTGTCGACCACATTGATAGAGACCCATTGAATAATACATTGGAAAATTTACGAATTGCTACTTGCAAAGAACAGCATGACAATGCCAAAGGAATTATTCCAAATACAAAAAGGGAACGAAGAAATGATGCAAAAGAGTTACCAGAAGATATTTCACAGGAAGAATTACCGAAATATATCACATATAATGTAAATAAATATGGAAGAAACAATGAATTTACACGTGAGTTTTTTAGAATTGAAGGACATCCACTTCTAATTTCAACACAATCTACATGGAGTAGCACCACTAAGAAATCTGTATCAATACAAGAAAAATTACAACAAGCCAAAGATGCATTGATTTATTTGAATACACATAATACATTACCAGCCAAAGTAGAACGTGATTTGCCACAATATGTATCGTATTACATAGAACGTGACCATCATTTGTTAGCTTGGCAAAAAAATGAAGGTGAACATCGGTTATCCAAAAAAATCACACTTGAAAATGATTATTTCGAATTGAGCAAAGAAGAACAAGAACAAGAATTAAAGCGCCTTAATCGTGAGGTTGTAGCAAAATACGACAATAAATATTCAATATTTGCTCTTGACGAACATGAATTAAATAAAATTCAAAAAGAAAAAGAAGAAGCATTACCAACTTATGTGAGATACCAAGATTTTTATGACGGAAAATACCTAGTATTTAATAAAGGTAAGTCAGACGAAAGATTGACAGCTACCTCAAAATTGCCTCCGAATCACAATATAAATAAAGAATTACATATTCTTAATACCAAAATTACAGAAAAATATGGTATTGAACATGCTATTGTATTGGATAATTTTCCGTATAATCCCGAATCGGACATGGTAGAAATACCCGAAGGAATTTACATTTCATTGAAATGTAAACAACCGTATATTTTTATGAAAAAAAACAATGACACATTTTCATTAACATTGCCGGAACGTTATAATCTACGTGAGCAAATAGAATTACTGCAACTACCTGAAAATCAAATCAAAGACCAAGAACATTCCATCGATGAATATAAACAATTATTTACAGATGGTATGAAACCAGATAATATTAGTCTTTGTTTGAAAGATAAACGTTATTATCAATTACAATATAAATTGAAAACCAAAGAGCATCGTCATGATAAAGCAACGTCATTACCAAGAACACCCATATTTAATATGAATTCGGAATTAGTTAAAATGAATGAAAACATTATTAATGTATACGGAAAACAATTTGCAATCTTGTTATGTAAATAAAAATATCATGTGAAAAGGATTTTATTTTTTTGCTCATGCGACTGCAGGAGCAAAAAAATGATTGTAGATGAGGTCATGTATAAAGATGGGTCGGACAATTTGACCAATTTTACCACGTTTTTGGTTCCTGAAAACATTTCTTGTTATGTAAGTAAAAATATCTTGTGAAAAGGACTTTATTTTTTTTGCTTTTGTCACAACAAAAGCAAAAAATGATGATTGAGGTCATGTATAAAGACGGGGTCGGACAATTTTGAATGTTTTCTGAAGACGAAGTCGGAAAAAAACTGAAAAACGACGTTGTTCGTGGAACGAAGGAGTTTGACCAAAACAATGTTCTCATTAAGGAATTTCGATGTAAATGTGATTGTCACAAGAGTTTAAAAATAAGCGATAGAACACTCGCAAAAGCGCTCGATAAAAATATAATGTATAATCAGCATTATTTCCGAAAAATAGGCGATAAACTATCGTGGATTTCGTAATTATTTAGGAACAATATATTCGTTTAAAATGATATAGAAAGGCATCCATACTATATATTATAGTATGGACATACTAAAAGCGTTCTCACTCTATGATAAGGAATATCCTATCAATATTCAAGGAACTATTGATAAACCACTTTTTCAAGCCAATCAAATTGGTAAATTATTAGAAATAGCAAAAATTAGAAATCATATGATGAGTTTTGATGAAAATGATAAGGTTGCCCATGAAACTAACACCCCTGGAGGAATACAAAAAGTGTTATTCTTAACCGAGCGGGGGCTGTATAAAATTCTTTCTCGATCGAACAAACCAGTTGCCAAGAAGTTTCAAGATTGGATGGTGAATGTAATCAAGGAATTACGTCAACAAGGTGAATACAAATTAAAGCAAGAAAATGAAATTGAAAAAAAACTAATAAAAGCTCAAGAAAAAATAAATGCTCAAAAAAACATTCATACAACTTTTATGGATTTTTGCAAAATGAAAAATGTGGTTTATATTTGCAAATTATGTGAAGTAACAGAAAATACATTTGTGATAAAAATTGGTTCAACACAAAATATTAAAGAACGATTTTCCAATATTCAAAATAATTACAAAATGACACCCGTATTATTAAATATTTTTGAATGTGAAAATCACACTAAATTTGAAAAATGGATTAGACATAATGAGATTATAAAACCGTTATATTATGAAATAAAAAAAAGCGATGGAACAAGTGCAAGGGAAACATTTTTGGTTAACGAGGAACAATACAACAATATAATCAAAATAATGCAAGCCGAAATCAAAATGTTTACGAAAGAAGACGTAGATAAATTGATTGAATTAGAAAAAGAAAGAAATATTATCGAAGACAAACGTAGTATTAATGAGGACAAACGAAGAATTAATGTTGAATCCGAAATAAAATTAGAAGAAATAAAATTACAACAAGAACAATTACGATTACAACAAGAACAATTACGGGTACTACAAGACGAAATTCAATTGAAAATGCTAGAGAATTCAAAATTAGAAAATGTCATTAAACCTCCTGAAAACACGTTTACAGAAACACCTGAAGAAATATCCTACGTCAAAACCCGCGATAATACGCGTTCTCCCAAAGTTTATCAATATGACCCAAACACGTTGGAATTGATTCAAATATTCGATAGTATTATTACTGTCACGCGTCATTTCCATAATTCATCGGGGAGTGCATTGAGAGAAGCCGCACGCAACAATCGAATATATAAGGATTTCCGATGGCTAATGGTTGAACGACATGTTACAGAGGTCCCTGTGCCTCCACCCACCGTGGAAACACGCACACTATCGGTCGAATTCATTGCCATGATAGACATCAAAAAAACGAAAATCATGGAAGTTTTTCCGTCGCAAAAAGAGGCGGCAATGTCACGCAATTTGGCAGGGTTCTCCACCATTTCACGTGCAATCAAAGAAGACCGCATATCTTCAGGACATTATTGGAATATTTTTGAAAAATGTTCGCAAGAAATGCGAGATGAATATTTGAAAACCAACGTATTACCAGAATATCATGTCAAAGCGAATGGCGTTACCGTTATACAAATCAATCCGATGACCAATGAGAACATAAAAACACACAAATCGATTACAGAAGTCTTGAAAAAATTTCAAATGTCACGCGCTTCATTAAATAAGGCCTCGGATAATGATGAAATCCATAACGGGTTCAAATGGAAGGTCATGAAGGTTGAGGACCCAAAGGTCCTCTGACTAGGATTTCCTTTGGAAATCCGTCAACGAATGTAAAGCCATAGTTATTCGACACCGGATTTTCGAAGAAAATCCTAGATGTCGAATCTAGAAAACGTTTCGAACCACTTCGTGGTTCTGTACGTTTTACTCCA